TCAGAAAGTGGTATGTTGATGGAAGAATTTACTTCCATAAGGTCGTTGATAGCAAACGACCAAAGTTAGGTATTGTTGATCTAAGAAACATTGATCCACTAAAGATCAAGAAGGTCAGGAATATTGAAAAGGGTAAAGACCCGAAGACTAAGATTGAACGAGTAGAGAAGATAGAAGAATTCTACATGTTCAATGATAAAGGATTCGATAAGTCTAGTGCAACTGATGGTAATGTTGTAAAGATTGCTCCCGAAGCAATCTGTTTTACTACCAGTGGACTATTAGATTACAGTAGAAATGTTGTAATCGGATACTTGCACAAAGCATTGAAAACTGCAAATCAGTTAGCAATGATGGAGGATGCACTTGTTATCTATAGGATTTCAAGAGCTCCCGAAAGAAGGATATTCTACATTGATGTAGGTAACCTTCCAAAGGCAAAGGCAGAACAGTACCTTGCCGATGTTATGCACAAATATAGAAATAAATTAGTGTATAACGCAGAGACAGGTGAGATCAAAGATGATCGTAAACACATGTCGATGTTAGAAGATTTTTGGTTACCTAGAAGAGAGGGTGGTCGTGGAACAGAGATTACTACACTTCCAGGCGGACAGAATCTTGCAGACATAGATGATATAGAATACTTCAAGAAGAAGTTATATCAGTCACTTAATGTGCCTGCAACTAGATTAGAAGCTGACAATGGTTTTAACATGGGTAGAGCTTCAGAGATATCTAGAGATGAACTTAAGTTTAATAAGTTCACAAACAGACTTCAAAAGAAGTTTGCAAGAGTTTTTACAGATATTCTTAAGACTCATTTAGTTCTTAAGGAAATCGTAACTGGAGAAGAGTTTGATAAATTCAAAGACTTCATCCAGTATGAATTTGCAACCGACAACCACTTTACAGAGTTGAAGGAAGCAGAGATTCTAAGGGAAAGATTAGATACCCTTGGAGGAATAGCAGACTATATTGGTAAATACTATTCAAACGAATATGTTAGAAAGTATGTACTAAGACAGTCAGAGGAAGACATCAAAATCATTGACCAACAGATACAAGACGAGGGTGGTAATGAAGAAGATGGAGAAGACGATAGCTTTGGAGGATTTTAATAATGAGTGAAGACATATCAAGAAAGATAGTTGACGGAATTGAAGCAGGAAAGTTGGAACAGGCAAAGAACGATATCTTTGACGGAATCAAACAAAAGGCTGCAGAAGTTGTTGATATGAAGAGGGTTGAGACTTCTGTGAATTGGTCACAGAACGAAACCGAAGAAACTCCTACAGAGTCATGAAATCGTTTTCAGAAGTTTCTACGGAACTTCATGAGGCCACATTTAAGTGTCCCGAAGGTCATGTAGAACTTAAAAGAGAAAGTGTAAAATATGGTGAAGAAACCATAAATATAATTTACACTGAGTGTAAAGAAGGTATAACAGTATTCTTAAACGGACATGGAATACATGAGACCTTCGAGGACGAGGAGTCCTTAAAAGTTGGTATGCTAGAAGTGAAAAGAATGTTGAAAGACATGTCCGAAGAAGGTATATCAATAGAGGAAATAACAAATGAAATTAATATCTGAATTTAACGACTACGGAGTACAACCCGTAATAGTCGAACAAAACGAAAAAGGTGAAAAGGATTACTTCATCGAAGGAATCTTTATGCAATCAGAAATTAAAAACCGTAATGGAAGGATATATCCTAAAGAAGTTATACAGAAAGAAGTAAAAAGGTATAACAAAGAGTTCGTAGAAAAGAAAAGAGCATTCGGAGAGTTAGGACACCCCGAAGGCCCTACAATTAATTTAGACAAAGTGTCCCACATGATAGAGAAATTAGAAGAAGATGGAAACAATTTCGTGGGACGAGCAAAGATTTTAAGTACACCAAACGGTCAAATAGTTAAAAATTTGATAGATGATGGTGCCAAACTGGGTGTTTCTTCTAGAGGTCTAGGTTCACTAGAATCAAAAGGAAACGCACAGTATGTAAAAGACGATTTTCAACTTGCTACGGCAGGTGATATCGTTGCAGACCCGTCTGCACCTGAGGCCTTTGTAGAAGGTATTATGGAAGGTGTTGAGTGGGTTTATGAGAGTGGTATCTTAAAGGCAAAAGATTTAGACCAAATGCAGAAAGATTTAAAGACTGCAAGGTTAAATAAACTTGAAGAAACCAAATTGAACCTATGGAAAAGTTTCGTTGAGAAGCTTTAACATATAAATAAAAAAGTAATCTTTAAACAGGAGAAATTTATGTCAGATTTAGAAAACCAAGTAGAAACTGCTGAAGAGTTAGTTGCTGAAAAGGCACCTACCGATATGGCAGAAAAAGGTGACAAATCTGCTCACAAACAAGGTTCGTCTTCCGAAGAGAAAATCGAAAGCGGAAAGGCCGAAGTCGTCAAGCCTGAGGAAAATCCTGTTGACAAGGCTGTTGCAAGTGTTTCAAAAGCAGAGAAAGGTACTAAACCAGTATCAGACGCTGTAAATAAAAATGCAGAGAAAGGTGACAGCAAAGCAGACAAATTAAAAGAAGATGAAGATTCCAACGAAGAGGACACTATCGCAGAGAAAGGACAATCTAAAATGGAACTAATCAAGGCTGCAGTCGACAGTATGAAAGGGTTGAATAAAGAAGAGTTAAACAAATTATTCAGTTCTTTATCAGAAGACGAGGTCGATGAATCCTTGACTAAAGCAGAAGTCGCAAGAAAAATAGTAGAAGCATTAAAAGAAATGTCTTTGGAAGATGTTCAAAAACTCGTTAAAGAAATGGGTTATGAGGACGAAGAAGACGAAGATGATGATGACGATGACGAAGATGACGATGAAGAAGAGTCATACGGTAAGAAAGAGTCAAAATCAGAATCAGTCGAAAATGACTCTGCTGTTGAATCTTCATTAGTCGAGATTGAAATAGATGACGACCTATCAAAAATCTCTGAATCATTAGATTTATCAGAAGAAAATGCAGAAAAAGCTAAAACTATTTTTAAAGCTGCAGTAAACAGTAAAGTTGAAGAAGCTAAAGAAAAGCTTGAAGAGCATTACCAAACAGAATTAAAATCCCAAGTAGAAACTATCAAAGAAGAATTAACTTCTTCTGTAGATAAGTATCTAACATATTGTGCTGAAGAGTGGTCGAAAGAAAACGAACTCGCAATAGAAAGGGGTTTGAGGTCAGAAATGACAGAAAACTTTATCGAAGGTCTCAAGAAGTTGTTCGTAGAACACTATGTTGAAGTGCCAGAAGATAAGTACAATGTCGTTGACGAACTCGCAAATCGTCTTGACGAGATGGAAGCTAAAGTTGATGCCGAAGTTCAAAAGAACATGGATATTAACGAAGAGCTAGAAAGTCTTAAGAGACAAAATGTTGTGAAAGAGGCATGTGAAGACTTGTCTGATTCACAAAAAGAGAAAATGGTATCATTGTCAAACGGTGTAGACTTCACAGACCAAGCAGATTTCGAAGAGAAAATTGCAGAAATCAAAGAAGCATACTTCGGTGTAGACAGTGAAACTATTGCTGAAGAAACCGTACAAGAAGAAGGTAATGGAGATTTCGATACAGAAGTTGAGAAAGTTCTTGACCCTTCAATTGCACGATACTCTGAAGCATTAACTAAACTAAAACCATTAGGTTAATTTAAAGGAAACTAAAACTCATGTTTTTATCAGAAAATTTACAAGAGAAGTGGGAGCCTATTCTAGAACATTCCGATTTGCCAAAAATCGAGGACAACTACAAGAAAGCAGTCACAGCAGTTATACTTGAAAACCAAGAGAAAGCTTTAAACGAAGACAGAGCAACTCTTGAGGAAGCTGCACCTTTAAACTCTACTGGTAGTTCTATTTCTAACTGGGATCCAATCCTAATTTCGTTAGTAAGAAGAGCTATGCCAAATCTCGTTGCATACGACATTTGCGGTGTTCAACCTATGACAGGCCCAACTGGTCTTATATTTGCTATGAAAGCAAGATATAACGACTATCCAACAGAAACAAGACTGAATAACTCAGAAGCTTTATTCAATGAAGCAAGAAGTGGATATTCAGGTGGTGCAGACCCAACAGCGGGCCCTGCAGACAACGACCCTGTTGGTGACCCTTTTGATGCATCTGGCCCAGAAACCTACGCAGGTGATACTGGTGCTGGAATGGCTACTTCAAGTGCAGAATCATTAGGTGACGGTGCGTCAAATCACTTTGCACAGATGTCTTTCACTATTGAGAAAGCAACTGTGACTGCAAAGTCAAGAGCACTCAAAGCAGAGTACACTTTAGAATTAGCACAAGACCTCAAAGCAATCCACGGTCTTGATGCAGAATCAGAACTTGCAAACATTTTGTCAAGTGAGATTCTTGCTGAAATCAACAGAGAAGTTGTAAGAAATGTCAATCTTCAAGCGAAGACTGGTGCATCTGCAACTGCTTCTAGCGGAACATTCAACTTAGATGTTGATGCAAACGGTAGATGGTCTGTTGAGAAATTCAAAGGACTATTGTTCCAAATCGAAAGAGAAAGCAATGTAATTGCAAAAGAAACAAGAAGAGGTAAAGGAAACTTTATCCTATGTTCTTCTGATGTTGCATCTGCACTTTCAATGGCTGGTGTTTTAGATTACACACCTGCGTTAAACACTAACATTAATGTTGACGACACAGGCAATACATTTGCTGGTGTTCTTAACGGAAGAGTAAAGGTCTACATTGACCCTTATGCGTCTGTTGACTACATGACTGTTGGTTATAGAGGGTCTAACCCTTATGACGCTGGTATGTTCTATTGCCCATATGTTCCACTACAAATGGTGAGAGCAGTTGGTGAGAATACTTTCCAACCAAAAATCGGATTCAAAACTAGATACGGTATGGTTTCAAACCCATTCGTAGGAAGCACACCTTCTGACGGTCTTGCATCTGCTGGAACAAACCAATACTACAGAAAAATGGCAGTGTCCAACATTCTGTAAACGGAATTTCGTTTCGATTAAAACCCCTCTTTCGAGGGGTTTTTTTTGTCTAAATAATACAATCGTTCATTCACTCTAAATGTAGCAGTGAACGGAAGTAGGCATGGGGCCGAAGGAACGCATTTTTGTTCAACCTTTAAACGGAGAGAATGGAAATGACAAAGAAAGCTAACCTCAAGTTAGTATATCGTGGTGTTCGTCACAACGGTGAAGTCACTAAGTCAAAGCCACAGACCAAGGGTGTATACCGTGGTTCTAAGTGGGTTGCTTAAAACACCTATATACTAATAGTCGAAAGGCAAGGGGGGTCTGGCATGTCAGATACCCCCTACTATTATAAACACACACATGCATAACACACAGGAGAAAATATGTCTCAAGGAAAATCAGGGTTCGAAATCCGAGCCGAACTACTCAATCAAGCACAAGGTCTGTTAGAAGGAAATATCTACAGAAACAACGAGGCGATTGTAGAACACAATAATAACTTCCCAAACGATAGAAAACCTTACGGTGACCAGTTCGTGTCTACGGAAGAAGTTATTGCAGTTGCAAGACAACTCAATGAGTTTGTAAACGAGAAATAACCATAAATAGTATTATGGCAGACCCAATAATAAACAAATCACTTTTAGGTAAGAATAATTTTAGATTACTTATTGACAAGATTCCTAATGTGGAATTCTTTGTTAAGACAGTAAATATTCCAGGCTTAACTTTCACCGAAACAGTTGCACCTGCTGGTATAGGTCTAGATGCATTCTTCCCAGGCGATAAAGTTTCTTTTGATACCCTTGAGGTAGGATTCCTTGTTGACGAGGATTTAGGAAACTTCAAAGAGATTTTTGATTGGATGGACAAGATAGTTCCAGTTTCAGACCCAAGTGCATATAAAAATTATGTAGGTTCTCAAACTACGGCAACTGGTGAACAATCAACTATTGATAATGCACTCGCACAATATTGTGATATTACATTGGTCACTAATACTA